TAGCTATTCATGTTAGTAATCATTATGATGTCGTGGTTACTAACAATTTTAATAGACATCAGAGGATATAATTATGGCAGTAGCAACAGGTGAAGCACTATACCCAGCTCTTTTTGAGCCTAAGGTAGATAAATATACACCAATGCCCGGAGTTTATTCAATAGACTTGAAGGTAGATGATGAGGAAAGGGATAGACTAATAGCGTCAGGTATTAAACCTAAGCAAAAAGATGCTAATGTGTTTGTGTTTAAACGTAAGACAGTAACAGCTAAAGGTAATAACTTACCAGCTCCAACAGTTGTTGATGAGAACAAACATGGTTGGGATAGTACAGTATTGATTGGTAATGGTTCACAGGTAAAGGTTGCATACTCTACCTATGAGCACCAAGCAACTGACAAGTTTGGTCTTGGTAAATCTTTAGATGCAGTACAGGTCCTTAATCACGTAGCCTACGCAGGTGGTGGCAATGCTCTTGATGAGTTTGAAGCTGTTACTAAAGAGGACGTTCCTTTTTAATAAACGCATAACAGTGTTATGCAGGTAGTGGTGGACCTTAACCACCTATTTTAGGTAGCCCCTCTCCAACTTGGTCGTTTCAGAGGGGTCTTAAAGGAGCGATTATGAATCAAGATGAACAACAAGGCACCTTCGTTCAACACGAATCATGTCCTGAGTGTGGCAGTAAAGATAACCTAGCAAGGTACTCTACTGGTCAAGGATATTGTTTTGGTTGTGGACATTGGGAAGCACCTGAGGGTGAAGGTAAAGTTGAAATAGTAGCAAGGGAGGTAACAAATAGTATGGAATTATTTACAGGGAACAGTGGTGCCATAGTAGACAGGGGCATCAATGCAGATGTAGTAAAGAAGTATGGTGTTACCCTACAGTATGGTGAGGATGGTTTAATTAAGAAGCATTGCTATCCATACCATGACACAGATGGGGCACACGTGGGCAACAAGGTTAGAGTTTGTGAGTCCAAAGATTTTAGTTATGATGGTAACAGTAAGGATGTAGGATTGTTTGGTGAGAATGTATTCAAGGGTGGTGGTAAGTACATCACAGTCTGTGAGGGCGAGCTTGATGCAATGAGTGTTCACCAAATGTTTGGTAACAAGTACGCATCAGTCAGTCTACGCACTGGCTCTAAGGGTGCAAAGAATGACATCAAGCGTAGCCTTGAGTACCTTGAGTCCTTTGACTGGGTTGTGTTATGTTTCGACATGGACAAGGCAGGTAAGGAAGCAGTCAAGAGTGTAGTAGATTTGTTCTCACCTAATAAAGTTAAGGTGTGTAACCTACCATTAAAGGATGCCAATGAAATGTTGTTGGCTAGTAAGCTTGCTGACTTCACTAGGTCATGGTGGGATGCTAAACCTTACAGGCCTGATGGTATTGTAGCCAGTGAGGACACATGGAACATACTAACTGAGGAAATTAGAGTTGAGTCTGTACCTTATCCTTGGATTGGTCTTAATGAATTAACTTATGGGTTCCGTAAGGGTGAGCTAGTAACCATAACGAGTGGTGCTGGCATGGGTAAGACTCAAATGGTCAGAGAGCTTGAACATTACTTACTCAAAACAACCACAGAAAACATAGGTATCCTCGCCTTAGAGGAAAATGTAAAGAACACAACACTGGGCATCATGTCCATTGAGGCTGACCAACCTTTGCACCTTAACCTCCATGACATGGACAATGAGGAGCTTAGAGTATATTGGGACAGCACCATGGGTAAGGGGCGTGTGTTTATGTATGACCACTTCGGTAGTACCAGTGAGGATAACTTACTTAGTAAGGTAAGGTACCTAGCCAAGGGATTGGACTGTAAATGGATTATACTGGACCACCTGTCCATTGTAGTCAGTGACCAAGAGGCACTGGATGAACGTAAAGCAATAGATGGTATCATGACTAAGCTAAGACAGCTCGTACAGGAAACAGGCATAGGCTTATTCCTTGTTTCTCACTTGAGGCGACCAATGGGTAGGGGTCATGAAGAAGGTGGCCAGATTAGCCTCTCAGAGCTTCGGGGTTCAGCGGCTATTGCTCAACTCTCGGACATGGTGATTGGATTAGAGCGTAACCAACAGGCTGATGATGAGCAGGTACGCAACACAACTGTAGTAAGAGTATTAAAGAACCGATTCAGTGGACTCACTGGTCCTGCCTGTTCCTTGTTTTATGACAAGAACACTGGTAGAATGAAGGAGTCGGATGGACTGGAGGAATTTTAATGAGGCAAATAATTTTAGACATAGAAGCTAATGGCTTAAAGCCGGACACTATATGGTGCGTAGTCGCTAAGGAGGTAGAGCATGGAACAACTAATACATTTATTGGAGATGATATTTTTGAGTTTGCTGATTGGGTACGCTATAATGGCATCACTCATATTTGTGGCCACAATATTATTGGATATGATTTACCCATCTTGGAAAGACTTGCAGGATTTAAGTGGGAAGGAGTTGTTCAAGACACGCTAGTCATGTCTAGGCTTGCTCACCCACATAGGGAGGGTGGCCATTCATTGGCATCATGGGGTACTCGCCTTGACTTTAGTAAGGGGGACCACAATGAGTGGGGTGAGTTTTCTTGGGAAATGGTTGAGTATTGTAAGAGAGATGTGGAGTTAACACAGCTAGTGTATGCACACCTTATGAAAGAGCTTGAAGATTTTAAAGAGGAAAGCATTACACTTGAGCACAACGTAGCTCGCATAGTAAACCAACAGGTAGAGAATGGCTGGACCATTAATGAGCGTGAAGCTAACCTATTACTTGGTGAGCTTAGACAGAAACTTCATGACGTGGAAACAACAGTAAGGAAAGTATTTAAACCCTTGCCTGTATGGATACCTTTAGTACATCCTAGAGATAAGTGTTTTAATAAAGATGGTTCAATGTCCAAACGTTATCGAGCACAGTTAGATAGAGGGGCTTGTTATTGGAATAGTGCTGAAACAGAGGACCCTGATGATTTAGAGTGGACTGACTGGGGATACTACCTGTATCCTGACTTTAACTTAGGCTCACGTCAACAGATAGGTAGGTACCTTCAACACTTTGGTTGGAAGCCTAAGCAGTTTACTGATAAAGGTAATGTTATTGTTAATGAGAGTGTGCTGACTAAGGTTGATATGCCTGAGGCTCAACAGATAGCTGAGTATCTTATGTTACAGAAACGTGTAGCACAGGTACAAAGCTGGGTAGATGCCATTGAGATTGATGGTAGAGTGAGAGGTTATGTCAATCCTATTGGTGCTGTTACTGGTCGTATGACACACAGTAAACCTAACATGGCACAGGTTCCTGCTTCCTACTCACCTTATGGTACTGAATGTAGACAGCTATGGACTGTACCCAGTGGGTATAAGTTAGTAGGCATGGATGCTAGTGGCCTTGAGCTGAGGATGCTCGCCCACTATATGAATGACTATGACTACACTGAGGAAGTTATTAGTGGTGACATTCACACTGCCAATCAGAAGTCTGCTGGTCTAGCAACTAGGGACCAAGCTAAGACTTTCATCTATGCTTTCCTTTATGGAGCTGGTGATGAGAAGATTGGTACCATTGTAGGTGGTGGTAGGAAGGTTGGTAAGACTGTTAAGAAACAATTTCTTGATAACACACCTGCACTTAAATCTCTTAGGGAACGAGTGACACTAGCTTCCAAGAGAGGATACTTGATTGGTCTGGATGGTAGAAGGATATGGGTTAGAAGTGAGCACTCTGCTCTCAACACCCTACTTCAAGGAGCTGGTGCAATCATTATGAAAAAAGCTTTAGTATTGCTTGATAACTATGCTATACTAAAGGGTATAGATTACAAAATTATAGGAAACATACATGATGAAATACAATCTGAGGTACATGAAAAAGATGCTAAGGTTTTCGGTGAGATTGCTGTCAGGGCGATTAAGGAAGCTGGCGAAGAGTTTAATTTAAACTGTCCTTTGGACGGTCAATATAAGGTAGGTGAAACGTGGCAACAAACACACTAAACACATCAGAAACAAACCCAAGCCATTATAAAAAGGGTAAGATTGAGGTCATAGATTTTATACTTGACCAGAAGATGGACTACCTAACTGCAAGCGTACAGAAATACTTGTCACGCTGGAGGTTTAAGGATGGGATATGTGATTTGAGAAAGGCTCGTTGGTTTTTGGATAAACTAATAGAGCAACAGTTAGAAAATAGTGAGGATGATAATAAGCTAAGGAGGAATAGCGATGGATAATTTAATTCGGGATATATATAATTTAGCTGAAACAAAGAGTCACCCTGCAAGGGTACCAGCTGAACAAATCTTTAAGGACTTTGGTTCCAATATGGAAACCATAATGAGAGAGTGGCTTTATCCTAAAGACTACAGTGGTGGTACTCTAAGGATGTCTAACATAGGACAGCCCGATAGAAAGCTGTGGTATAAACATAGAAGGAAAGAGTTCAAAGGTGAAAGACTTAGAGCCAACACTCTAATTAAGTTTCTTTATGGTAACTTGATTGAGGAAATGATACTAGCTTTGGTTAAGTTATCAGGACATGACGTTACTGATGAGCAGAAGCGAGTAGAGATTGAGGGTATCAAAGGTTCCATGGACTGTAAGATTGATGGCATGTTGTGTGATGTGAAGTCAACCTCAACCTATGGATTTAAAAAGTTCAAAGAGAATCGTCTGCAATATGATGACCCCTTTGGATACATAGACCAGCTAAGTGGATATGGTCAGGCAGAAGGTGTTGATGAAGCCATGTTCCTAGCTATGGATAAACAGAATGGTCATCTTACAACAACAAAGATAGACCTGATAGACAAGGACGTTGTTAAAAGAATCAAGCATGTTAAGGAAATGATAGAGAATGATACAATTCCTGAACCATGTTATGACATAGTTGCTGATGGTAAATCAGGCAACATGAAGTTACCTATAGGATGTTCTTATTGTGAGTTTAAGAAACATTGTTACCCTAACATGAGAGTCTTTGCTTATTCAACTGGCCCGAGATTCTTAGCTGTAGTTAATAAAGAACCTAACGTAATGGAGATTAAAAATTATGAGTAAAGAATATAAATTAGTTGTATCAGATAATCGTAGATTTGAAGATGTTGTTAACAGAGCATTGGAACAGGGGTGGGAATTGTTTGGAAATCCTTTTGTTGATAGTTCTCGTTTCTTACAATCAATGACTAGAGATAGAAAAGTAGAACCTAAGAAGAAGGCAGTAAAATGATGTTGCCCTCATATAGAGGGATGGTAGATAGAGATGGTATTTATTCCATTCGAGAAGTGTATCATGATTCAGACGGAACCATGACCAGCTTTTCTATAGACCCTGCGATGGCTGAAGCTAATAATGAAGCAGAGCTAATAAGTATTTTAGCTTTGATGATTGAAAGCTTACAACAACCATTCCTAATTGAAGGTGATTTCATACCTGAAGTAGGAAATGGAGAACTTGAATTTTCTTTTATCCGTGATGATGATACAAAATACCATTAAGTATAGGAACAATTTTGAATCAGATGTTGGTGATGAGCTGGTTGGTTGGAGCTATGAGCCTTACCATATACCTTACATTACAAAACGAAAGTACATACCTGATTTTACTAAGGGAAATATCTTAGTAGAATGTAAAGGTTTCTTTAGAGCTGGTGACACACAGAAGTACAAAGCTATAAGAGATTCGCTACACTCTCAGGAACTTGTCTTTGTTTTTACAAACAGTAATAAGAAGGTAAGGAAGGGTTCCAAGATTACAATGGGTGGTTGGTGTGATAAGGAAGGATTCAAGTGGTTCACTAAGGAAACACTACAGGAGTTAAAGAGTTATGGCCCTACTGTTAAATGAACTAAAGGAAAAAATAACTAGGGAGTTTGATGTCTGCCTGCTTTGTGATTTTTTAGGGGTAGAGCCTGAGGAATTGGTAGATAGATTTGAGGACAAGTTAATAGATAACCTAGATAAGTTTAAAGGAATAGAGGATGAATAAGACACATCCAATAAAGAACAAACTAAAGTATGCACTACGCTATGATAGACTGTGGCATACTAAAGTAGTACCTAACAAAAAGAAAGAACAAAAGAAAAGAGGAGCACGAATTGAACACATTACCAAATGATTATCAAAACTTTATTGCATTAAGTAGGTACGCAAG